TACAACTGACGTCCTACAGCGTGCTGGTTTTTCTTTTGTCTCTGGTGAGACTTTGACTTCGGGGGATTACAAGAGCGCCACGGACAACCTTTCTATAGAGGTTGCCGAGGCTATTCTTGACGAGTTGCTGAGGTCCACGGTCTCTGTGCCTGGATCTATGAAAGCATACGCCATGAAAATCTTGCGTCCCACGTTGTTCAACCTTGAACACGGCATAGAATCTTTTTGTCCGACGAGAGGTCAGATGATGGGGTCTTTTCTTTCATTCCCACTGCTTTGTCTGCAGAATAGAATCGCTTTCTTGTATGCAGGCGAGTCTGTTGGGGTTGATTGTTCAGAATTCCCATGTCTGATCAACGGAGATGATATTCTGTTTAGATCCGGTCCGCACTTCAGTGCGCATTGGATGGACACAGTTTCGAATCTCTCGTTGGAGGTGGAGAAGACAAAAACTTCCGTTTCCCCGGAGTTCGGTTCGCTTAATTCCACACTTTGTCGGCGCTTCGGCGCCTTCTATCGTGTGGTTGCGACTGTCCGAATGGGAATGCTACGGGAGTCTGAGTCTTATGACACTCTCTCGAAGGGTTTTGATGATTTTATTGCTGGACTAAAGGGGTCACTCCGTTATAGAGCGGCGATGGCCTGGTTCAGCTGGAACATAGGAAAAATACGGCCTTTAGGACTCACAACTTGGGATCTCGGCTTTCGAGGTCCCTTGGCCTATAGGGCGACAAAGAAGTTCGGATTACGGCAAGGCCCGAGTCTCCAGAAAATTCCGAGTCTCAAGGTTGAGAATGGTCTGTCGCTCACTTGTGAGTATGTGGACCCTGATCTCTTGGACCAGGACGAAAAGAAGGAAAACTTGGCCGAATTGGCCGCTTGGAAGTGGAGGACGGCTTTCCAGGTTTCTTCGCGAACACGCGAGTTGATGGATCTGTATCTAGCTGTAAGTGCCACTAGGCGAGATGCCCCTGACTTTAAACCATACTTGTATGGCGGCGAGTCTGGGGTTCTTACCCGGAATGTGGGCGGCGCTAAGATCTTTAGACAACGCGTGAAGACAATTGATAGAGGGTTCCCTCTTCTCATTCCAATGAGAGGGAAGTTGCCCACTTACGAAGAGTTCCTGGCGGGAGAGGTAGACGTCGGCTCTGTTGAGCTGCACGCTAAGGATAAGAAGTAACCTTAACGCCGTAGGGGACCACCCACAGCTTAGCACACCCGCTCTAGTAAACAATTAAGGAGATATGGATCAAGGGGTGACCCTCCCATGGATGTACC